CGGGTGAGGGCCGTCCAAACGTTTTCATCGGTTGCAGTGGACGTAAGGCCGCCTAAGTCGATTGCGCAATCGCCTTCGATGGTCAGCCCTTGGCAAGCAGCGAATGTGAGACAACGTTGCCCACCGGAATTCTGGGTCTCGGCAAACCGTGGTGAGACAACTAGGAGGGGCACGTTGTGAGGAGCCTGCGATGTCATGAAAACACGACCTTGGCGCACTGGTTGGCCAGGCTCCGGAGCGATGTAGGGCAGACCCCACAGATCACAGATGTCCTGGGAATATCTTCGCACTATTGTGGCGTAGTCTGGAGAGAGATTGCGAAGCCATTCGGATGTGCTGACGTCATCACGGCAAACGGAGTCGCTTGCAGGGAAGGCTAGACGGCCTTGCGTTGTGTCGCAGGTGATGACAAGGTCTGTGATACCTGGGTTCGAAGCGACGAGGAGTGGAATGAAACCGGGCCAGAGCATGGTGGCATCGTCTAAGATCAAGGTACCAGTGAGTGGTTGGGCGAGGCACATACACCCGGTAGAGAAATTGAAAGATTGCAGACCTGGGAATAAAGGACTTAAAGCTGCCTCTAAGGGGGCACGAAGCTTGTTAAACCAAGTGTGGAACCGCAAATTGGAACACGAATACCCACCAGCTGGGGCGATCGTGGGTAGGAAGCGGGCCAGAGCTGTAGATTTGCCAGAACCGCCAACTCCAGCAAGTATGTGAAAGTTGACGGGGGGGCGATTGTAAGTGCCGGTGCGAATATGAGTTTCAGCGAGCTTGCATAGCGTGTCCAAGCCACGGGCTATCTGGTCAGCACCCATGCCGCGCAAATCCATGGCGTCGGGGTTGTTCTTAAGGTCTTGACTCAAGTGCCGGGCTAACGTGACGTCCTGCAAGGTTAAGTTGTACACAAATGAATGAGGCACAACCGGGCGGGCAGGAAGAGGTTGGTAAGCGGCTCTGTACTGTTGGATGTTATTGAATCCGGCGTGCAAAGCAGCCGCAGCATTGAGCAGGGAACCCTCGAGGCGGGCGTAAGCTTGATTCCAGGTCTTGATTGGCACGTTGAGCACATCAGCTATTTCTACACGCGGGACTTGGCGCGAAATGTACCCCACCATGGCATGAGCTGGAGCGGCCACAGTTGGTGCATTGGCCGAGCAGTTGGCATGGTCTGTGAGGTGGTA